ACTCTCGAGTACCTGGAATGAAATATGTCCATGCTGGATTCTATTGGTTCGTAACCGCTACACCAAACGCTATTACAGTAAAACATCGTAACTGCAGAGGGAGTTTTATGAAGAAAGTTATCGGGGATAATTGGTGTGACTTTGATGCACAATTCGGTGACCTTATTATTCGCAATGATGAAAAGTTCGTGCATGAATCATTTACGATACCCAAAAGTGAACATTTCTATTACCAGTGTTTCCAGCCTCTTTTGAATGCGGTAGCGGGATTAGTACCACCCGTAATCACCATCATGATAGAGGCTGGTAATATTGAGGGTGCTATCACTTCTCTAGGAGGTATAAAAACCAAAGACATAGTTGCTCTTGTTCGAAAGAAGAAGTTAGAAGAGTTAGAAGAGGCGAGTCACAAAGTCAGGATGTACACTATCCGAGAGGATGATGATCAAATTAAAACTTGGACTACACGCCATGTGCGAGCACAGACACAACTTGCAGAGCTTGATATACGCTTCGCGAAAATGTTGGCTGGTACTTGCTATATTTGCAGAGAAGAGCTTAAGGATCCCGTCCTGGAGCCGTCATGTCAGAACCTCTTTTGTGGAGAGTGTCTTTTTACTTGGCTGAAGCACAAGAAAAGCTGCCCTACATGTCGTACCACCATTAAACTCAAGGATCTTATATATGTCAAGACAAAGGACGAAGAATCCAACGTATCTGAACCCGCAACCTACCTTCCGCAAACCAAGTTAGAGAAGGTAGCAAATCTTGTGACCTCTAACAAGAAAGGGAAGTTCTTGATATTCTCTAGTTACGACGCTAGCTTTGAGCCGATATGTCGAGTGCTCGAGGAAAACAAAATTAGTTATGCATTGCTGAAGGGGTCCAGTAAGACTCGGCAGAAAAATATTGATAAGTTCAAGGCTGGGAAGCTACAGGTTATCTTTCTAAACTCAAACTTTAATGGAGCTGGTATCAATCTGCAAGAGACAACCGATCTCATCCTATATCATAGGATGTCACACGCAACTCGTAGTCAGATTATTGGCCGCGCCGAGAGAATAGGGAGGGTTGACTCCCTGCGCGTGCATCATCTTCAAGTTCATATTTAAGCGATAAATAGTATATAATAAAGATGTTATCTTTTGTATGTCCTAGTAAATGCTGTATATTGAAGATCATACCTTACAATAACACAAGTAATGCAGATTTTAGCAACATGCAATATTGTTCGCGCAAGGCGGGAGTAGTATTGTACGATCCTAGTAAAGATAAGGTTTTGATAGTGCAATCACGCGGTCACCTTTGGGGACCTCCCAAGGGGACAATAAAATATGGAGAATCGCAGCGCATCTGTGCTGTTCGCGAAGTAAAGGAGGAAACTGGTCTGGAGATAAGTGCAGACTCCTTCGTAAAAGCCGTGAATCTATCTAATAGAGCTATATACTTCTACATGGAGATTTCTGAGTGCGACGTAGAAGTACAGAGTCACATAGCTGATAATGATGCTAATGGTGTAGGTTGGATCAAACTAAAGTGTCTTGAAGAATGTGTGAGAAATGGTAATATCTCTCTCAGCAAGCACTGCCAAATAGTTTTTACGAGACTCCTCCGAAAGACTTTCGAACATCCTAAGTTTACGACTGTTGAAAGAAAAAGGAAGAGTAAGTAGACTTATTTCTAGTCAGAAATAAGTTACACATTGATGATTATCTTTTTCGTCTTGCCCATTTATACCCAACGACTACCAATCCTCCCAGGATTAGCAGAGATCCTATTAGTATGAAGGTGGCAATAATCCTCCCAGAGTTATTGTTATTTGAGCCGTCACTACTTGTAGTTAAAAATTTCCGCGGCCTGCTCTTGGGCGGTGAGACCCTCCCGAGCGGAGGAGGAGGTGGAGGTGGTCGAGGAGGTGGTCGAGGAGGTGGTCGAGGAGGTGGTCGAGGAGGTGGAGGAGGTCGCGGCAGAAGTGCGGGCGAATTCATCCCTTTTTTAATTCCGTAAAATTTAACGATTCCCAGATTATCCCCATTAGGGTACCCAATCCATGGAGCATGCAAAGTTATCACGTAGTACTCGGTAGCAGCAAAATAGTTCGGACGACAATTGGGCACCACCGCGCTGCGGCCGACTACCCCAGCTATCTTAACCGAGCTTCCTGGGACGTGGTCGTAGTTCATCTTGGTTCCACTAATCTCACATAGCACGGAGAATTGATTAGCTCTCACGAAGTCCATGAAGGTCTCGTCCGGTTCGATGTAAATCATAGGGAGCTTTTTGACATTGTTACCAGTAACGGCATCCCAACGTTTGATAGGATAAGCATTAGCATTAGCATTCATCTTTATAGTACCAAAAGAAAAATCATAAATTTAAAGAGTCTCTAACACACACATAAATGTCTATCAAAGGTTCAATAGACGAGTTGGAACGCATTAAAACGGAAATAGCTCGAAACAATGCGCAGAATAGGGCTTTGCGAAGAAGAGCCCACACCCTCGAGTCCCAGATTTCAGAATACCTACAGTCTAAATCTCAAGCTGGAGTAAAATACAAGGGTCGAGCAATTATATTAGAAACAACGGAACGGCGAGGTCGCAAGACCAAAGCTGACAAGAAGCGCGATGGTGTAGCTTTCCTGAGAGAATTAGGAGTTGAAGATCCTCAACGGGCGTACATAGAACTTCTGGACGTACAAAAGGGCGATGCTACTGAACACCACAAACTCAAGTTTAAGAAGATCAACGGGATATGAGTTTTTTGGTGATAAATTAAGATTGATTTTAATACTAATCCGTATTAAAAAAAGTAGTGATATAAAAATGACAACCACAAGAGCTTTTCAGAGTCATCCAGATTCTTATATGTCGCGTGAAGAATGCGAAGCTGCTGGCAGGGTGAAGAAGCGCCAAACTAACCCTAGATACTCAAACTTCCAGCAGTCGCATTTCACGGCTGGGGATGAGGAGCAGTTCCAGTCTTATAGAGACGCTGTTAATGGTGACGTCTGTGTACCCAACATTGACATCACTAGCAATCTCTTTGCAGAGCAGCCTTTCCCTTCATGGGAAAAATATAGAGATATAGGAGCTACAGCAGTGATCGGAACTTTTCGATACATATTTAATAAGTTTAAGAAAGGCATCTTTGTCAAGATCCAAGAGAATAGGCTGGTCGTTTTCCTTCCTTTCTCCAAGGCCAACTTTACAAATGAGTGGTCAAGTCATATTCGAGTGGACCCTAAGTATCGGGATCTCGACACATTCTTGAAGGAATTTACGGGAGCAGGATATACCTATAACCGTAGAAGAGTAAACAAGAATACTAATGAGTGGTATGCTAATAACTGTATAGTGAGATACGATATTAATCCACGTAATAGACGCGCGAACGAAGGGGACACTAATGTCGGTACGATTAAAAACATGTTACACACTCTATGTTCGAAGAGAATGGTTCCCGACATTGAGTTCTTCATGAATCGCAGGGACTTTCCACTTCTCACACGGGATGGCACCGAGCCCTATGATAATATCTGGGGAGATATTCCACTTGTATCTTACAACCTTCCTAAGTATCTGCCTATTCTGTCTATGTGCAGGACGAATAGGTATGCCGACATTTTATCCCCAACACATGAGGATTGGGCTAGGGTACAGAGTCTTAACGGTATATGGTTTCCTCGTAACTGCCGGGAGTACGACGAAGTTTTCGACACTCCATGGAAAGACAAAAAAGCGACAGCAGTCTTCAGAGGAGCTAGTACGGGATGTGGTGTCACAATTGAAACCAACCCTCGTCTGAAACTCGCTTACATCTCATCTCGACAAGAAAGTAAGCACGGAAAGGAGCCACTCGTAGATGCGGGAATAACCAAGTGGAATTTACGACCGAGAAAACTTAAGGGCGCGTTATACCTTCAAAGTATCGAGGTTCAAAAGCTCAATGCAAAGGGTGTACACTTAGTGAACTACTTATCTCTTCAAGAACAATCGAGTTACAAGTACATCATCAATATTGATGGACATGTTTCAGCTTTTCGCCTGTCTATTGAACTAGGTATAGGTTCTGTAGTTTTACTTGTTGAGTCTCCGTGGAAGCTCTGGTACTCGGATTTACTTGTTGCATATAAGCACTATGTTCCGGTGAAGAGTGATCTCTCGGACCTTTTGAAACAGATTAAGTGGTGCAGAGATAACGACGATAAGTGTAAAGAGATTGTTGCCAACAGCACCAAGTTCTTCAATACCTATATACAGGAGGATGGTATATTGGACTACCTCCAAAAGACTTTGGTTGACATGAAATCAGAGATTGGTGTTTATCTCTATAATACCCAGACACCTCTAAACTCGCAGCTAGATGAAGAGCTTCAGTCATTATCACTTGCCCATCCTGAGACAAGCAAGGGGGTGGAAAGTATCTCCCAAATCCCTAGAAAGGCTAGGCGTTGTTTCGGATTGCTTCAAGGAGTACACTGGGTTATTAACATGGCGCTATCCAGAGGAGAAATTTCATCCGCTACACGGGAGATTGGAAGAATTTTCTCTAATAAGCTTGGGATCATTAACAAACATCAATTCGGTACCAGCGCATTCTACATGGCGGTAAAGACAACATCTGATTTAGGAAAGTCTAGGGAACACATACATGAAGCATTCGTAGGTACAAAGGCCATCAATCAACTTCTCAAACATATTCCTAACTTTGCTTACACTTTTGGAGTCTACCGTGACAAGATACGTGGTACTAGTGTCATTAATGAGTTCATTTCGGGACCCAGCTTTTTCTCATATCTCGGAAGTAGAGAGTTTAAGTTTGATCAATTCTTGTTTATAATGGCTCAGGTTTGCCTAGCAATCCAGGTCGCTCAGAACATGTGCGGATTAGTTCACTACGACTTAGTTCCTTGGAACATTATCCTTCAACCTGCCAAAGGTGGTTCTGTAATTGACTATGTAATAAGTTATAAGGAAGTGATTCGTGTAAGAACCAATGTAGTACCAGTCATTATCGACTTTGGGAAGTCTCATGTTATAGTTGACCAGAAACACCATGGTTTCATCAATATGTTTAGTGTAAGCACCATCCAAGACATGTTGAGTCTTCTACTCAACTCTATCTCGATTATACGAGAGAAGCAGAAACTTGCGAAGCCTGAATTCATTAATATGATGCGGTTAGCCGACTTTGTTACTGGAACTAAGTATCGTCTAGAGAGGTTTACTCGGGCACAGGACCTGAGAAACTTCACACGTCAGGCCACCAGATATACAGAAATGGCACACGGACCTAAATATGAGCTGGAACAGCGCACTCCAATGGATATGTTCAACTGGATACTGAAAATAGCCAAGCGATCGAAATATAAATTCGTGGATAATTTTGGTAGAGTACCCAGCAGTAAGTACACTATGGATCGAGGTAATGGACGACAGATTTTTGAGTACATATTAAGCCAGACTACTGAAGAAAGGGCGCAAACTTACTTCAATGTGTTTGTGCGCCTCAAACACTGTACTATTCCTCAGCCAGAAAATCTTTTCTTTGTTTATTACGCAGTGCAAACTTTAGTCCACAATATTCGTACAGTCAAGGGGGATATGCAGGATTTCCTGAATGACACTAAGTCTTCTAGGCCTTTGGTAGCTCCGTCGAAGAGGAGAGTGGGAGCTCCAATGGCTGCTGAGACGTATATGAAAGCGTACCATGACTGCATTGAATACTTGGAACGAGTTTACAGGCCTAAGATAAAAGTTATGAGTAGGGAAATAGTAGAGTACGAAACACAAGGTAGCTTCTCAAAACTAGAAGTAGCCCCTTATACTCAAGAAACATTCTTAGAACCATCCCACGTACACACTCTTATCGAGCGCCTTCGCCCTTCGATGGTGGATCTGTCAACACACCAGGAAATAATAATCTCTATACTCCTCGACACAGGAGACTATCGTCTCAGTGACAGAGATCGTAAACGATATATGAGCAACTTCTTGAAACTTTTAAACACCAATCCCTTGAATATGAAGAATAACACGGCGAATCTTGTTACCCTTGAATGGCTAGCTAGGAGATTGTACTATCTGGACGAAAAAGAGTTGAAATCAAAACTTCCCGGGAAAGGTGATTGCTCTTCAGCTAAACTCTATCTCAAAGAATACACCTCTATTGTCAAATTACTTGGTAATTAAATACTATTTTCCAGTGTTCGTAACAGCAAAAATATTATTTTTTTTCTTTCTTACGATAAATAAACAATGTTTGACGGTAAATTCATATGCACGTTGACAGCACTTATTGTTGCTGTGATCGCAATCTGTAATTACAATCCTCATAAGAATACCTCTGTGATTGAGGGACTTGGAATGCTACCAAGCATGACCATAAGATCCAGTGCCATAGGACAAAACAGCAAAGGGCAAATCTCCGCCCTCCAACAGAACACTAAGCTCCTTGCAGATCTCACCGGTAGTGGTGGGATGGGAAGCCGTAACTCTCTCTCGGGAGCCGTGATGTCAGGTCAAGCTCCTGGTCTAGTTTCTAGGAATGGTCATGGATTAAACCCTTCTCTTGGCTCTCCGGAGTTTTATAGAGGTCCGAGTTCGTCCACAGAATTCTTCCAGACTCCTGGAACGTTTCAGTCTAATCTCTCTCCTCGTTTTGCTAACACGCAATTTGGCTCTAATATCCGCTACAATGCGCCTGCCCTTAGAAATATGGGTGTACCTAGGACACCTCTAGGTTATGCTAATATGGCTAAAGAAAATTACAGCCCCACTAAGGAGAGTTACGGATGTGGTGGAGGCGCCGGCTGCTTCGCAGCCGAATGCGCTGGCTCGTCTAGAAGCCAGTCACCAAAGTCCTGTGCGGCTGGGAACGCTCCTCCGCACATGGCTTCTGACTACACTAATGGAGACTATCACAAAGTAGCCAACAAAGCTATTAGTGGAAGCCCGGTTAATGATGGGTTCACTAACACTTTGCCAGTTGGGAATATGAACTCGCTGAATAACATGGGCGAAGATATGGGCCAAGTGGTCGTGTACGATCGCTTGATGTTCGCTAACCGAAATAGTAGAACGCGTGGTCAAGGTGATCCGATTCGCGGCGACCTTCCTATCGTTCCATGTGCGACTGGTTGGTTTCAGGTAACTGCCAATCCTAATCTTGATCTCCAGCAGGGCGCCATGGCCGTCATGGGTGGAATCTGTTCTGGTAGTACTTCTGGTAATGTGGCTGCTCTCATCAACAACACTACCGGCATCAGCACTATTGGTGGTGTGAAGATGAGTACTCAGGAACTCGCATCTCTGGGTGCTAGTGGTGGCGATCTTGGAATCACTGCATTCCCGTAAGATGTCTCGTAAGATTGATACTTCCTTCTTGAATATGTAAGCACTGCGCTTACATATATAGGTGTAAAAAAGTTGAATGACTAGGACTACCGACTCTTCAATGTCACTGTCAGGGCTAGAAATTTGATCGGATCGTCAAGTTCTTCGGTAGTAGCTTCTAATGTAAGAATCGTTAAGTCTGACGCAGGAGCAGCGAAATCATCGTGCGAAACAATAGTAAGTTCATCTGCAAGGATCGTCGTATTAATCACAGCTAGCCTCTCGCCGGTCTGTTTCTCGATTAAGTAGAAGGTTACCTGTCCCTTTCCTTGAACCACAATATCGAGCTTACTAAGATTGTGATCAGTGCCATCGTATGGAAACACAACGAGCTCTGTAACTTCGTTACTCTGGATTACTATTTCTTTACTCCACGTTAGTACTTTAGGTCCCGGTTTTCCGACGCTACCCTTTCTCCCTCTCTCACCTTTGTCGCCCTTCTCACCTTGGACACCCTTCTCTGCTATTAGCAAGGGAGACTCTTCGTTGACGACTAGTGTTTCCGTATTATTTAAAGTAATCTTGGCTACTCCGGCTGTCATTACGCCTGACTTAGTTAGCGTAGGGGTGGTTGAGACATAGCCTCCTGGTCTGTGCATTGCAAAGCTCATCTTTATCTTAGATCTTGGTGTTTTTAGATGGTTTTTTCATTCCAGCTTAAAACGATAGGCAGGCTTACATAAAATGTCAAAACTCTTCACAGACAATAAGCCAATGATGATTCATGTCGTATCAGAAGTGGTGGTACTCGTGGGTCTTACCTTTTATTTCAACCAGAAGAACAAGAAATTAGTGGCACACATTGCAGATCTAGCGCAACGCGTGGAGGAACAGGAAGATCTACTTCAGAAACATGATCAAATAATCAAACAAATTGTTGCCTATATTAGTAAGCAACAGGCTGCGAGTCAACATCATTCCTCTGTCTCCCAGCCCCAAGTACGTAGGTCTCCTCCAACGCGTCGAGTCAAACAATCACAGAAAGTGTTATTTAAGCCACCGGCGAAGGAAGATCTTCCTTCGTCTTCTCGAGTACGTGTATCTTTTGCCAGTGCCCCACAAACTTCGATTGAGGTCGTCGACGACAGTAATAGCGAAGAGGAAGAGGATCTAGATGCGGAGTTGAAAGAAGAACTTAGTGATCTTGTTGAAACCGAGGACAGTTTAAAAAAAGAATCGCAGGTAAAGAAAGATGCATAAGAGGATTGTCTCCGGAAAAACTGTTAAAAACCTTCCTAGCACCCCTGATGATGACTCATCAACCAATGTTATCATTCCCGTTCCAAGGATATCACTCAGGAATAAGTGTAGGAAGTGCGAACGGCCCAATTATATCCCAGATCGAACCCCAACTTATAGTGATAGAGAGTCATGGAATCATGCCTATAACGAGCCACTCCTCGCCATGTATAGAAGTGTTGGACTAATGGTGGAGGAGAAGTATCCCAGTATTCGGATAGATTGGCGAGATCCTAAGTATCATGATGCATTCCATAAATTAATTTACCATTGTTCATCCAAATATATAACCTCGTACATTGAAGAGCGAGATGAAGACTCTGTAACAGCGTTTAAGGAGCTGTCGATGAAGATAAAGGATGGGAAAAGCAAAAAGGAAACTAAACTCAGCTCGCAAGCGTGCGTTCAAGCAGATTGACCTCCAGTATAACCCTAAACCGGCCCCGATACAATATCAAGATAACACCGACGATTATATGGATGATGGCACTAAATTAATAGATCTAGCTTACAATGTACGTCAAGCTCTCTTCGACTACGCAAATGATACCGCATACCCTTTATGTGAGTATCTAGATATAGATAATATGATTAACTACCTAGAGTGGATAATGAGACCACACCTGAATTTATAACTTGTCAAATGTTATAAATGTAGACAGGTAGAACAATGAGTATTTCACTGTGACTTGATCTGGGTATCTTTCCACTCCTTAAACTCAGGAATCGATATCGAGCCATCATGATTAGTGTCAATGTGGTCGAACTCCTCCTCCGTCTCTCTAGAGCGAGAGTCTGTAACATCGAGAGTCTTCACAGGATCGTCATCCTTAGCACCATTAAGTGCACGAATAAATTCGATGTCACCGGCTGTCAACTTAACTCTTCCAGCATGGATAGCCGCCATATAAGACTTGTGTAACAGATCAACGACACTCTGTTCTACAAAATACTGGAGAGTCAAGAACACGTTCTTGCTAACCTTAATCTTAACGTCGCTAGCGGTTAGTTTTTTTATAATTGATCGAGTGTATTTCTCAAAGGGGAACTTCGCAAGAGTAAGACAATTAAATGACTTCTGGAATCGTCGGATTTCCCTAATGGACACTGTTCCTGGGCGGAAACGATGAATGCGCGTGGTAGATGATTTCTGACTCCTGCGACGCCTAACTTTCTTAACTAGAAGGCTAGGATGGATATACGGAATAACCCCTCCTCCCAAGAAAGAAAGGTTATTATCAACGAAGAAGGAGTTAATCTCGCTATCAGTGCGGACCCCCATCTCTAGGTCTCTAATGGTAATACGCACCCTCTTCTTCTGTTTTGCAAATACTGATGCGTTCTCAAGTATCTCTCCAGCTAGGTACTCTATGGCAGCTGCCAAAGCCACAGGTGCCGTACTACCGACCATAGTTTTGGAGTATCCAAAGTTGCGGAGATACTTCTCGGCAACGGACGGGGGAAAAATTATACCCGCGCGTTGCTGCCGGGTAGCTCCTTTAGTAACATCATTATTATCAATGTAGTTACTAACTGCCAGCTCAGACATGGAAATCATTCCCTTAGAGAGATCTCCCCGAAACAAGATCTGGAAAGCGTTACGTACCTCACGGTCAGACATGGTCTTCTTTTTAGCTATCTCTGTTAGCTCGTTAACTTTCATGCTTGTAAATCTAGTGACTGAGCACAGGACGCTATTCAGCTGTTGCTTAGAGTTGGAAGTTATTCCATTTTCACTTGATACTTGCTTAAGTAACTTGGAGATGTAGATTTCGTAGAACCGCGTACGCTTTTTTCGGCTGGTTAGCTTCTGATTTGATCCATTCATTAGTTTATTGCTGTCGGTACTCCTTTTAAGTCACCTTAGCTTAAAGCCACGCCAATAGCTTCTAAAAAATGGAATACATCACTAAACCATCGGTAATACGACTCGCAAGGCGGGCAGGTGTCAAAAGCATCTCAGAGAACTGTTACTCTGTTATTCACGCAGCTATTGGGGAAAAGATTGAGGAGATAACTAAGGTAGCCTTGCTCGTCAACTCGGGGAGATCTACTAAGACTCTAATGGTGGAAGACGTTCAGGATGCACTTCGACTAAGAGGGTATAACGTTGCACAGTCTACAGATCTCGGTACAGGCACGTGTGTTAAGTAAAATCGAGCCCTTAATATTATGAGTACAAAATCAACTACGCGGCGCTCTAAGATACCGTCCTCTAGCTTAAAGGGTAAGAAATGTTAGCATAAATGACTGATACTGTAAGCAGAAAGAAATATCAAACTATTAAGCGAAAAGCCGAGCAGTGGCGAGAAAAAGCTTTAGAATCGTTAGATAAGCTCCAGAAATTACAGGACGAACTAGATTCACAAAAAGATGAACCCGAACTACTCATCAAACTCAATCTAGAAAAAAACACATTAACTAAAGAAATCGAGTCCCTTCGCTATCGTATGAGAGATAATGTCTTCAAGCAAGAGCGCGAGATCTGCCAAAAGAACGGAGAGATTGATAGACTCAAAATGTCTCTTAACGACTACAAAGAGAGATATCAGGAAATACGAGATGACAATAAAGAACTTCGCAAGAGTGCACGCGTGCAACAACATGGATAGATTTTATACCATTTTTTGGTATAAAAACTAAGACTTATTATGTATTTACCAAGTTCTAAATCTCTTTTTTTTGAACAATATTACCAGAGAAACCAGTACCAAGGCTAAGAGTAATAATATCAGTATGATGAAAGTCCAGTTTGTGGAACGGTCGTTGGACCAGTCACCATAGTAATCGGGAGAACGTCTTGTGCCAGTACCTTTGGTAGTCTTGAAACCCGATGGTATGTATCCTGCCATGAAAGCCATAGCTCCACCAGCCAACAACGGTTCAGTATTTCCATCAATATGAACTATACCGGGCACAGCGAAATAACAAGGATCGTTCTCTATAATGGCATACTTGAAGTATCCCCGTCCCGCTCCTTGGACTCCCCAGCTGTTGCGTACTTCCCAGTAGTGTACACCATCATCAGGACCACCTGATTGAACTCCCCACCCTGTTATCACTACTGCGTGTCCACCGTTATCTTTCTGTTTCTCGTAGGAAGATTTTGGCGTGTAGACTCCAACCTGATTCCATGACACACTATTGCTCGCCGGACCACTAGACGAGTTCCAATAAGTGTTGAAGTCATTATACTCTATATAGGTGGTAGCTATTGGTCCGTTATTAGCAATCTCAGCCTTAAGCATTTTATGGGTGGCGTTCTGATCGACGTTCGTCCCGTCTTTATCACATACTAATATTATCTTCGTTGAACCAGGAACTATATGAAAGAGTATAGACTGCTCTTTCTCACCACAACAAGGTCTCACCTCGTTTATGTTGAGCAACGGCGGATTACGTACATTATCTTGACAAATGTAACCAAATGAATCTGATTCTGGGCCTCCGAATGGGTAACAACTATTGAGCGCAACTCCAGTCTCCTGGAAGCCGCATCCAGCTTGAGCTAGACTTCCTCCATTTTTACACTGGCATTTTGCTGCTCCACCTCCGTGCGCTGGCCCTATCTTCATAACAGTCCAGGCGGCAGAAAGATCGGGAGCCCCAATATCGTGTTGCACTCCAAACCGGTCTGCAAGGGCCGTAGTGGCTGCCACAGCCCAACAGCACCCACATTGACATTGATTAGCGACCGGTGAAATTTTGTTACCACCGTTTGTTTTCCAACTCCACGAAGAAGGTAAGGGCTTGGGGGTAATGGCCTTGGCAGCTGATAGTCCTCTGTTCTTAGGGATAAGGGTTAGAGAACTATAGATTCTGGACAAACTCGGTCCTCTTGTAATCTTGGTATTAGAGTATTTCATAGCTGATAGATTCTTGCTTATGGGTTTTTTACAACTGAATGACCCAGTTTCTGCCGTTGGTGACGAATTACTACACAGTCCGGGCAAATAACCATCTTTAGGAGGACAATTACCTGGAATCACGTCACTATTGCATATCTGCATGTTTGTTTTTTATCTTAGATAGAATTCATGAGAATAATTAAATTGAAATTTGAATCACCAAAGAAGAATAGAATTGTAAATGAACATCTTCTTCCTTCATCTAAGTCAGTCTATATGCGCCAGCATGCATGCCGACAAGCATGTTATCAAAATGATACTGGAAACCACACAGTTACTATGTTCTGCTTGGCATATAGTAGATCCAGAACATGAAATATATACTCCGTGTTACAAGCTTACTCACCGCAATCATCCATCATCCGTATGGGCACGAGAGTCACGCTCTAATTATGTGTGGTTGTGTAAGTTAGGTATGGAATTATGCAAGGAGTACACTTACAGATACGGAAGAACTCATAAGTGCGAGGAATACCTCAGATCTCTGAGCTCTAACATTCCTCCTTTAGAGCATGTAGAATGGACACCTCCTCGTTTAGCTATGCCTGAAGAGTACAAAAGCTCTGACTTTGTCGAGTCTTACCGTCAGTATTATTTCTTTGAGAAGCCACACCTTCATTGCTGGAAGGGAAAGGTGGCTAGTAGAGATCCTCCCCATTGGATCACGGACTTCCACAAAATGTTCATTTAACGATTACAAAGAGCGCATGTTTACAACATATAGATAAATTTTATACCTTTTTGGTATAAAAAACTAAGATAGTTTAGATCCAACGTACGCGGACACGAAGAAAACAAATGAACCCCATGCAATATCTAGAGCTGCCAATCCCACATCCCAATCGGTAAAGACAGCAGCAGCAGTACAATCATATATACCATACACGACTAGACCAAATACTGCTCCGTATTTAAGGCTGTCTACAAGTTCATGTCCTTTCCGAATATTGGGCAAGACAAACATATTTAATCCAACTACCATAAGTATGTAAGCAAGAAAGGCAAACTCCAGTCGTCCTCTCATAATAGTCCCTTGTATATCTTTGACTTGTTTAGTATACTTTTTACCCATGAATAGCAATACCCACAATATATCCAATATTAATAGGACTGAAGTGGATATTATATTACTTTGCATTTACTAATAGTCAATATTACTTTTAGTATGTTACTACATTAATTTAAGGATTGAACGTTCTAATGAGAAATATGTATGTGAGTACTAAAGACCACAAACTCAGGAGTCTTCAACAAAGGACCAAAGGTCGTACCTCGTTATATTTTAACGTAAAAAGAGAAATGAATATACCACAACTGTATCAATATATCAGGGACGCGGCTGACGAAGATCCATGTGATGCATTTATTCTCGCTTTCTATATTAGAGATTGCAGAGAAGGAAAAGGAGAACGAAAGCTTGGTCGAATATTGATGCGATGGCTGTTCTTAAATTATCCGATACAATTTATGAATGTCGTAAAGTTTGTACCAGAGTTTGGTAGGTGGGACGATATATTACAGCTCTGGCCTGGTGTACTTAAACTTCTCTGTACTATTGACAATCCTAATGACACACAGCGTAAAGAGTGGCTTGATTTTCTGAACAATAACTTTTTCTCAAAAATAAAGAATAAGAAGGCTCTCAAAAAGATCCAAGACTATCAGCAGGAGTTAGTAAGACTGGTTGGGATGCAACTTATTAGTGATAAGGAGAAGATGAAGTGTGGGGGTCTAGCTTCTATGTGCGCCAAATGGGCTCCTACCGAGAACGGATCCCTCGACCGAGAGTTTGATGTTGTATCCACGCTGTGTGACGCAATGTCTTGGGATAAACCAAGATATCGTAAAGTATATCTTTCTCCACTACGAGAATATCTAAAGACCACAGAAACCTTTATGTGCAGAGGAGACTGGAACTCTATAGACTTTAACAGTGTGCCTTCTTGTGCAATGAAAAGATTAAGAAGAGTTTTTGAAAAGAGAACTCCACATAAATTTCGTCATTGGAAAGAACATTTGGATACTAGCTCTAGACAGTTTCGTGTAAGACATCTTTCCCCTCATAAAGTTATTCACGAAATAGGAAGTAAAGAGGCATCAGACTCGATATGTCAGGCAGAGTGGATAGTAATAGAGGAACAGGTTAAGTGTTCGGGAGTGTTCGCAGATGCTCTGGTAGTCGTGGACACGTCTGTTTCAATGAAAAACTGGGGTAAAACTAATAAAGATCGTTACAAATTCACACCTCTAGATGTTGCGATCGGGTTGGGGATTCTTATCTCGAGCAGCGCAAAAGGAGCGTTTCATAATATGGTACTAACTTTCTCCAACATTCCTAAGTTCGTGAAGTTGAATAGTGTAGATGCTTACGAACGGTACCACATATTAAAAGAATCTCCGTGGGCTGGGCGAATAGACTTGCATGCTACTTTTAGTCTTGTCCTAAAGATGGCTCAGACTAAATCAATCAAACCTGAAAACTTCCCAAAGAAACTTTTCATATTTTCAGATATGAAGCGCGAGAAAGCCGGGGAATTAGACCTACGTGATGTCGATGCCCAGTACAAAGCCGCAGGCTATAAACGACCACAAATAGTGTTCTGGAATATTAGCGGAACCGGGGAGATGTTCGTAGACAGTGGCTCAGTTTCTATATCTGGGTTCTCTCCTTGCGTGATTAGTGCTATTATTCAGGGAAATAGCGCGGATCCGTGGGAGATCACACAGATGGTCATCGGAAACACTAGGTATAATCCTATTCGCGAAGCACTAAAATAGTCAGAATTTTATATGCTAACTTTTCTTGATGGTACAATTCCATCACGGGGCTTTTCTAATTTAAAAGTAGATCGAGTAAGCATCAAAATGTCAAGTAAAGACAAAGACAATGATAATGTAAATGTAGAAGCTAGCCATGTAGAAAACGATGACAATATACCAGAATCTCCTAAATCTCCTGAACCTTCTCATATGACGACGGGTCAGTACGTGGTACTCATGGAGACGAGTGAGAAGGAGTGTGAGAGTTGGTACTTCTTTATTAGATTAGCAGGTAACGGAGCTGCTCTTCGCCATCTCCAGCAGCAGCTCGAGCAGGTAGAGTGGTACATATTTGATAACTTAAGCACATTCGATTTAGATCTGGATCACATTGTATCTGCTATAACAGCTAAACAAATGACTAAACTGGAACTCAACTCTCATTCCTTTCACCGTAAGTTTGACGGGAAACTACAGAAAATTGACCTTGGATTCAGAAAAAGAGATGGTGATGAACGTAAGATGGAGAAGACTTTTGATCTCTTAGGTTACGGTCAGATTGAAGACTATATTAATGATGAGGATTTAGATCCTGCGGATCTTACCGATCATAGCTCCGGGTCCGATGATTCTGGTGATACATCCGATGATTTTGGTGACACGTCCGATGATTCTAAGGACTCTGACTCATCGGATAATCAAAAAGGTGAGGAGAAGCCATCTGGTATTCCACCAGCGTTACTCAACAGTGACAGACCACGGTGGGCCAAGGCCAGGGGACTGCGCAAAAAGAAGAAACGCACCTAATTTTTGTATCCTATACAGGAAACAAAATTACTTCTTTCAAGAGGGAGTACATCACAAGATCTATCGCTCACTTCAGATAGTCATTCTTACGTAGTTGTTGTACAAGAAATTTCCTAATATCGGGGAGTTTAACTGTGTGTGGTACTACAATAAGCACGATGCGGTTATCATTGCACATGCGTCTCTTCATGTCATCCCTGTACTTCTGGTTGAGGAAATGATCTTTGCTACGATGGAAATACGAACTATACTTATAGTGTTGTTCCCCGTTGTATTCTACGGCTAATCCTAGCTCTGCGTTATAGCAGTCAAGCTCCAGATTAAAATTTCCTCCTGTTACTGGATTGCGTAAGAAGTCAGGTCTCTGCGTTGGAAATGGTTTTTTGAAGATACTCTGCAAGACTCTTCGACATTCGGCCTCTCCTTTACTCTCCCTGGGGGGACCTCTTCTTGAATTGCTTGGAGCCGAATATCTACGATTCTTAGGTCTCACAAAATATTGTCCTGGTTTTGAGTATGTACCTTTATTTCCTTTGAGAGTATTCCACAGTGCGAATATAACTAGTGCGGCAATACAAAGTCCCAGACAAATCTCGAATCCCTTGTCATTCCATTTGTTTTTGATAGTGTTCCATATCATTTATTAGTACCCAGATTTTCTTTTATGAGCGCGATACTCTCCTTGCAAAGGGGGCATACCGGTTTATAATGACCCCATTCCTTGATACACTTGTGATGAAAGGTATGGTTACATAGAAGGGTAGTGACCGAGTCACCAGATTGGAACTTATCCGAGCAAATAGTACATGAATCTTTACTCTCCATTTCTTCATACGCATGAAATTTCACATCAATACATTTTGAGCTATCTCGTTGTAGCTCCATATCAGCGTTGCTGGCCTGTATAGCGAGATCTAATGAAAGGAGCTCTGGCGACATTACTGTATCAGCGAGCCAGAAGAATGTCTCCACGGCGCTTAGCGGAATACTTGGAAGTATTTCGTCCAAGATATCTAATCCACGCATAGATGGTGAGACACTTGTCAATGCTCTTGCCGGTGAATCTTGTATGGCTACATTTTCTAACCCACGGCCACGTTCATCTCGTGTCCAGAACTCAGAGGACCACAAACCCCCCCTAATGGGGGAGAAATCTATATAGTTACTCCCAAAGTTTTGTAAAGGACCTGGTAAATTTATTTCTGTCATGTGAACACTGTCTTCTTCGTTGACACTATGTGTTATTGCAATACTGAATCTGATGTCTGACATACTTTCTACTTACTTCTACACAATCCTTTTATAAACCGTTTTTATTTTAGTAGAAAGGCGTGGAGTTCCATCCTAGATGATTGAATAGTTCTTGGCATACCTCATCGTGGAATAGCTTGCGATCAATAGTCTTAAGTATTATGAACTCTTCTTTCTTACATGGATGCTTGTGGCGTAGCAAGAGTTGGTAGAGTACGTACTGGGTGTTAATAAAGTTTTTCCTATTGATATGCTTAAATTTACGGTCATAAAGCTCGGTCAGCGCATCAAAATCATCTAGTAGCTGAGATTCTAGATGGCTAATATCATCTGGATTGACCCCTGTGAAAGTGTAGTGTATCAGGTGCACGTTCTCGTAGTGGTTAGAATGCCCAAGCTCCTTAAGAAACATCAAAATATGATTCTTGGTAATGTTCTTAAACCGCACTTGAATAGGACTATCTGGGCTTCCCTCTAGAAGATGATGACGATCAAATTGGTCTTCCAAATCAGCGTATACGTTAGGAGCTATTGTACAGTTTTGCTTACCTTGATATTGCTTTACGCAGTCTCGAAAGTGTACCTTGCGGTCATACATATACTTACTGGATATATTAACGCGGTCTATGTCATTATAAGACGAGTTATGTTTCATGATAGTCTGCTGAGCGAAGCAGTTCATACACACATAAGTGTTCTTGGTGATTATGTCAAAATCCTTCTTATTGTGGCAGTTATTACATGTTACATTGTGTGGTTTAGTTTTACCCTCAGTAGTGATATCGATGTATTTACGTGCAACTTCAAGGTATGCCTTAATGAGTGATTTCTTAACTTTATTCTCTTTGGCTCGTCTACCCATAAAGCTCATCTTGATAGGTACTCGTAATATTGTCTTGTACTTCTCGATAAAGTGTATGCTATTGGCTAGATAGAAGTTGAATTCTTCCCGGCTTGCAACTTTGTCGATGTGATTTGATAGGCGTCGAAGTTCTGATTCTATATTTTTTCGTAGGCGCTCCACTAATATCTTAGAATCAAGGGACTGCTTGAGGTCAACTAACTTCTTCCGCTGTCGTGGAAGCTGGGAGATTTCTCTCTCAAATTGTTGGCGAATCCTAGTATCAATGTTTAGGATATTCATACTAGACATGTCCTTTGTTCGTCCCAGAGAATTGTTTAAGTAACCGCAATGTAATTATGGCGTGGGAATACATCTTTCCATTACAGGACTGTAGCTCTTTCTGAGGTTCTACGGATGCAACGACGTGGTCTCAAGCTCTCGTGCTCTTCCTGCGTCTTATTACTACCTTCGTGCAGACAAACTTCTAGTGTCTTTCCTAATGTTGGGAACTTTCCAGACTGTTTACGGTTTAAAATGCCGCACTTCCCCAATTGTGGCGGTTGTAGGTATTTTCTAATTTAAAAATTTAATATTGTGCTATTAATAAAAATGGCATCTATCTGCACATCCAATGTAACCTCCGGCTTCATCGATCTTGCGACATTCGACGAGATTGAGAAGTACCTCTATGGTGGCCCCGACGCTACCGCCTATTTTGTTCGTGAGACGCGCAAGTCCACCTGGTTCACTCAAGTTCCCGTTGTTCTGTCGCGCGCTTCTGGCTCTCCGGCTTTCAACCAGGAATGGGCGGTCTCTATCTCTCGTGCTGGCGACTACTTGCTCCACACCTGGCTGCGACTCCAGCTCCCCTCAGTCGCGCTCAACCAGGGCGCCGGCGGGAATGCCGCGACTAACCTTCGGTGGACGAGAAACTTCATGCACAACATCGTCCGCGAGGCCTGCATCACGTTCAACGACCTTGTAGCGGCTCGGTTCGATAACTACCATTTGGACTTCTGGGCAGCCTTTACTGTGCCGGCCGGCAAGCGCAACGGGTACAACAACATGATCGGTAACTTCAACGATCTCACGCAGGGCGGTGTCGCGATCGCTGCTCACACTCTCAACTTGCCTCTCCCGTTCTTCTACAGCCGGGACAGCGGTGTGGCCCTCCCGACTGCGGCTCTTCCGTATAACGAGATGCGAATCAACTTCGCCTTCCGTGACTGGAGCGATCTCCTCATCATGTCGAACGCGAATAGCGTGGTGGAGCAGCGCCTGCCGATCAATGCCACGGTCGATCTTGTGAATGGCACACCGGTACTTGGCGTTACGCAGGTCTGGGCTGACTACGCTATCGTGTCCAACGACGAACGTAAGCGCATGGCTTGCGCCCCTCGCGACATCCTTATCGAGCAAGTGCAGACGGCTCCGCGCCAGGCGTTCACTCCTGGCAACAACCCGCAGCAGTCGTACGATGTTCGCTTCTCGCACGCCATCAAGGTCCTGTTCTTCTCGGTCCGCAACCGCACATGGGGGTCGGAGTGGTCCAACTATATGACGTCGTCTCCGGTCACCGCGGTCGGCGGGCTCACCAACTTCACGCCTACCGGCTCCAGCGACCCGATTCTCCAGACCTCGCTCATTTACGAGAACACCAATCGTCTCGCTCAGATGGGTTCGGACTACTTCGCTCTTGTCAACCCGTACTTCCACGCTCCAGTCATTCCTCTCGACACCGGCTTCCACATGTACTCGTACTCGCTTGACTTCATCTGTCTCGACCCGATGGGCTCCACTAACTACGGTAAGCTCACCAACGTCTCCGTTGTTCCCGAAGCATCGGCAGCAGCCGTCGCCGCCGCCACCGGCGCCCCGGTGGGGGTTCCACCCGCACCGGTGGCGGGCGCCAACTTTGCCCAGCTCTACGAGTTCATCATCACTGCGGTCAACAACAACATCATTCGTATCTCGGGCGGTGCTCTGGGTTTCCCGGTCTTGTAAGCTGGTCATTTGGACTACCAAAATTTTTTATACTTTTTCAAGTATAAAATCAATTATTCATACGCCCTTATCTCCGCTAATGAATCGAGAAATATAGCCGATTCTCGATGTTGGTGCGACAGCGGAAAGGAGGGAGTCTGGTGCAACAAAGCTTGCCTGTGCGTGAGACAGCTCGCTTACGGTAGGCTTGGTCCTCTCCTTAGCGAGTTGCCCAATTACACTTAGATCGGTATGTTCATTCTTCGATCCACTCTCACACTTGAGCTTATACTCACGTTTCTTTTTTGAGGTTCCTTTCATTTTACTATAGAGACTTTTTTATTTAAACTGTGTCGCATGGGAAAAGTCAAAATTAATGCAAAATTCGCAACAGCTCCCGATTTAGGAGCCGAAGAGAAGTACTTTACATTTGCTGAAGTCAATATCTACCTCGCATCTATCTCATCTAAATTTGCTAACAGATTTAGATAAACTTTTAACTCAAATAGAAATTACTTTCTTTAGGTTTCTTACCTGGTAAGCAACAACCTAAAAATCGGTTGATTCCTTTCTTGACCTTAATCTTAAGTTTTTTCTTATCTAGTTTTACGAAACTATCTACGACGGAAGGGAGTGTCAGCAACACCAGTTGCTTAAACTGCTTCTTTTCGGTCTCATCATCCACCTGATCTTCTATCAGGTGAAGGACTGCTGCGAGGGCCACCGCCTTCTTCTGTGCCCCTTTCAGGTCGACGTATCCATCTACCGTTTGCATTAAACTAACTAAAATAGTAATAACATTAGTTGTCGTAAGAGTTCCGTCTCCTACAACTTTCTTCAATTCCTCATACATACGTTCTGCTGCTACTCGTGGGAAAGTGATTGTCACATCCCCCAGTTTCAGCTTGGCTTTACTTTCATCAGGTTCAGACATTCTTATTATAGGGCAAGATAATTTTTTTTTGTTTTTTA